GTGGCAAAGGCAAATCCAAGTGGTTCAATTGCTTCACAAGATGTTGTAGCAATGAGAAAAGCAGCACTTGGATATCTTAATGCTGGTGGTCTAGTTCCTAAGTATTTTGCAGCAGGCGGACTTGCACGTGGTGCAGACACAGTTCCAGCAATGCTAACACCAGGTGAGTTTATTATGAGCAAGTATGCAGTCAATCAGCATGGTGTAGAAAAGTTAAAGGCAATGAATAACGGTGAAAGCGTAGGAGGATCGGTGTATACTTATAACCTAAGTGTTAATGTTAAGTCTGATGCAAATCCTAATGAAATCGCAAGAACCGTTATGTCACAGATTAAACAAATTGATTCACAAAGACTTAGAGGAGTAAGACAATAATGACATCTGCAAACTATATGCTTGGTAGAAAAAAGTATGCAAGACCACAGGGTATGCTATGGTCAAATAACTCAGGCACACTTGTAGACGGACTATATGTACCTAATGGATACGAAGTAAACTCAAATACTGGATCAGAAACAAACACAGATACTTTTAATGAGTTCTTGATCCTATCTGATGATAACAGAACTCCACTTTCATTTACACCAACAAGAATTGAAAAAAGAGAAAGAATGATAAATGGTCGTATGAGGTCTACTCATATTGCAGATAAACTTACCCTGTCAACTTCTTGGACAATGCTACCATCTAGATCATTTTATACAAATCCAGACTTTAATCCTTCTACTGGAAAGTCAGAATTTTCTGGAAACAACTCCCTTGAGTATACCTCTGATGGTGGTGCAGGTGGAGTAGAGATGCTTGATTGGTATGAAAATCATCAAGGCTCGTTCTGGGTATATTTGTCATATGATAAATATTCTAACTTTGGAAAAGATGATAATGCTTATGCACATTTAAATCAATACAGTCAGTTAGTAGAAATGTTCTTTGCAGATTTTTCTTATTCAGTTGAAAAGCGTGGAGCAACCAACCATGATCTCTGGAATATTTCAGTAACCTTGGAAGAGGCATAATGTTTGTCAATGAAGAACTTAAAAAGTTTTTACAAACATCTTCGGTAGTAAGAAGCCAGTCAGCAGTTATTGCTGAATGGAATATGAACATTGCTGATAATATTAAGCAAATAGGAAATTATAGATACAGACCACTAGATGAAGCAGGAAGTAAATATAAAACGATTGCTGGTTCCTTTGATCAAAATGATACTGCCAACCATTTTACTGGAGCAACAGATGCTGATATTGTTGTAGATGGAGGCCTGGATGACTCCAACGCTCCAATGCTTTTTACATCAACTAAAGATAAGTTTAAGATGCTTTATTCACTAGAGGATTGCTTTAAAAAGTTTAGACCAAGATCTGGAATTAATAAGGCTAATTATCTTCAGTCTAGATTTTTACACAACACAAATGTTAGCATGGCTCAAAGACCAAGATATTACATGGCAGATAAAAATGATCAATTTAAATACTGGACTTCCTATCGTACAGAAAATAATATTGAAAGAGGTATTGCTAATCAACTAACAAACGGCAAGTATTTTATTGATGATGCTGCCCCATTTGTTGTGTATAAAAATAAAGTACCAACAAATAGAATTGTAGTTAAGATGCAAACAAACGTTGGAAGTATTGATCTAGGACCTTTCAAGGGCACCTCTGGATCAATTAGCGATCCACTATATGGAACCGCCAACCAAACAACACCAGTTCAATGGAGCGTACAGGGACTATACAATAACAACTGGGTTAACATCGTATCATTTAATGAGTCTTCAAAAAGAAGAGATGGCTCTGCCATTATTAAATCAGACGGCTACGTAGAGTTAGCCTATGGACTTATTGTTCCAGATAGATATAGAGATGTTTTTATAAAGGCTGAAGAGTATAGCAGCGTAAACTTTTTGCCAGAAGATTCTTTAAATGGATACGCCTACTTAATTAAATCAAATGATTTAGATCTTGGCACATATCATATTTGGTTTAATGGTGTATATGAAACTTTTAAGCCAACCTACGGATGGCACCTACAGGAAGAGACTGTAGACAGACTAACTAACTTTGTAACTGACTTAACATCCCCAATAAAATATACTGACACCTCAAATGGTTTGCCAGCATACAGAGAATTTCAATATATACAGGGCATAAGAGTTGTTGCACAAACAATGAATAAAGCAGGATCAACCCTAGACCTAATAGAACTATCTCCAAGACTTGCTGTAGATTTATCAGGCAAGGTACAGGATTTTAATGTTAAAAAAACAGCAGGGGACATTGGATCAAATGGGCTACCAGTAGGACAATTATTAGCATCAACAGGATCTCTAACACTGTTTGATTACGATCAGGCATTTAATGAAAATAATTCTAATAGCATAATTTTAAACTATGTTAATAATAATATACAGATTAAGTTTTATGACATAGTCGTTGATGTAAACGGCTATGATTATTTTATTCCTATAAAGACAATGTACTCAGAGGGATTCCCAGAAACAAATGCTGCTGGTAGAACAGTGCAACTTGCTCTAAGAGACATGTTCTTTTATTTAGAATCAATAACTGCTCCACAAATGTTGGCTACAAGTGCCTCCTTGAGTTATGCTATATCACTATTGCTAGACTCTATTGGGTTCTCTAATTATGTATTTAAGAGAGTGGCAGGAGAAGAAGAACTAATCATTCCATATTTCTATATTGCACCAGATAAAACAATTGCTGAGGTTTTAAATGATTTAGCGGTATCTAGTCAGACAGCAATGTTCTTTGATGAATATAATAATTTTGTAATGATGAGCAAGAAATATATTATGCCTTCTGCAACAGATAGACCAATAGACCTAACACTCTATGGTTCAGATGATCAGCAGGATGATGGAGTTAGAGAAAACAAACCAATATCTACAAACCTTGCTAACATATTAGAAATTGCTTCTGAAGAAAAATCAGTTTTTAATGATGGTAAAATCACATACAATACAAGATACATTCAAAAAACTTTTGGATCTTTAAAGCAAGCAAGCATGATTGATCAAGAAAAGACATGGATATATAAGCCAGTATTGTTGTGGGAAGTTGTTGGATCAGATAACACCAAGTCAGTTAACGGAGATGTTAGTGCTCAATCTAGTTATGTGCTTAGCGCTATCCCCTTAAACTCTACACTATCTTCAGCATTACCAACAGTGGTAAACAATAAGGTTGTAAATAATACAATGGATCTAGGAGAAGGGGTTTACTGGCTTACAAGAAACTCTGGATACTTTTATGCTAACTCTGAAATCATAAAGTATGATGCAGTACAATATAATGTTGGTGGAGTTGGCAATGTTTGGATAACCAATGCACAAGAATATGAAAACTATTTTTCTAAGATATCATTTAATGGAAAGATTTATCCAACTGGTCTGATTAGAATTTACTCAGAACCAAACTATGAGGTAGTAGATGGTATCTTTAAGTTTAAGAATGGTGTAGTTGCTAAACATGGTAGAGGGCAGTTTGGAACAGAAGTAACAACACATACTGCTGGAATAAATTCATATTGGTCAGACAACAAAAATGTTCGTGGATGCACAATGAATGCACAATATCTATTTAGTTTGGCTAATCAGTCAGATCAGACTACAGCATACACTGTGGCAGCAGCAGGACTCAATAACACTCTTGCACAAAAATCAACTAGAAATAGTATTATTAAAAACTTCTTAACTAACTCATACCCAACAGAGACCCCAGTAAATAAGTTGCAGTCTACACAAACTGGAACAATTCAGTCCTCTGCTCTTATACTAGAGGGACCAGCCTTCAGCACCACAGAGACACCGCTTGACTTTATTTCTTATGTATATAAACCACTGACAGATAAGTATAAGCATTTTGGAACACGAATGCGTATAGTTGGAAAAATTGAAAACAATGAAAACCGTGTTCAAACACCAATTGGAAGTGGTACATACTATGTTGTAACTGGTTCTCAGCCAAGCCAAAATATCAATGTTGGTGGTGGCTCAGGAGGGCTTGCAGTTATGCTAAATCCAGAAACCAATAACGGATACTACTTTGAAGTAGTTGCGCTAACAGAGAGCAACATCAATGATTACACAAACGCATCAGAGAAACTTCACAATATTATATTTTACAAGATAGGTAAAGACCCATCTTCAAATACTGCTATCCCAATTAAACTATGGGGCGGACTATCTAATATCATTGTTGATGACGGTAGATTCACTGGTCAATACAGAATGGTTGGCGAAGAAAATCCAACGGTATATGATCTAGCAGTAGAATACCAGGACATAGGAAAAATAAGAAGATTCTTCCTTTATATAAATAATAAGTTAATTACAACTGTAGATGATGCAAAGCCTCTACCTATTTATAACAATATGGCTATATTCACTCGTGGTGCATCAAGATGTATGTTTGAAAATATCTATGCACTAAACAATAACTATTCACAGAATACAGCATTTGCTCTAGACACACCATTGAATTCAGCAATAGATGATTCTGAAATTAATGCTAACGAATCTTTTAGCAAGTATGCTATGAGTGGAATGGTTCAGTCTACGTTCTTGTCTGGCGTTAGTCCATCAGAGCCACCAAAGTACTCTTTATATTTTGATGAGTTTGGTACTATAATGAGAGAAGCGTCATACTTTAATGTTAGATATGACAAAGCCTATCCTGCAATCTATGCAAAACTTTCTCCTACATTTAACAGAATCAAGGGCTATACAGTTTCTGGTTTTAGAGCAGGATCATACGGGGCAGAGTTCTTAATATTTAATGCTACTGACACGGCATTGAGTCTAGATGAAACAACTGGGAACTATTTAAGAATACAGGGAATTACCTTTACCCAGCAATCACAAAATGAATTAACAGTAGACTCTTATTTTTCTAAGAACAGTGATTTCTCTAACACAGATTTTTCTGGTACGCAACTAGTCAAATCTCCATTGAAGGCTTCACAAGACTATATCAAGGTGAGCAGAATGACATATGGTAAAAAAGATTTTTCTTTAGATACACCATATGTTCAAACAAGTGGAGATGCGGAATCACTTATGTCATGGATTATATCTAAGGTCTCTAAGCCAAGAAAGTCCGTAGGCGTAAGAGTCTTCAATTTACCAATCTTGCAACTTGGAGATATTGTAAATATTAATTATAAAAATAGCGATGGTGTAGATGAAGTAACTCCATTGTCAACAAGATTTTTAGTATATAATATAGACTATGGTAAAACTACAGACGGTTCTGACATGACAGTATATCTAAGTGAGGTTTCGTAATGGTTAGTTCAAACCCAAATATACCAGAAATTGTTCCTTCCAGTTCTTCTGAAGGAGTGAAGATACCAACAACAGATATTATTCTGTACAATGATGAGTCAACGCCAATAGAGGTAATGACTGATCTCATCTTTGAAAATATTGGTGGGCAAGAGGTTATTAATATTGCACGTAATGATATTATTAATGGTCAAAATGTTATTTACCAACCAATCAAAAATTTAACAAGTTTATATTTTGAGTATAACCCACAAAATATTCTTGCCCTACAGGATACCTCAGAAGAATATTTTAAGAAATTCCCTATTAGGCTAGAAAATACAATACCCAATGTAGGCACAGGCCCAAATGGAGAAACTGTTTATATTGAAGCATCTACTGGAAACCTTATAATTAATGTAATTAATCTTAACTCTGATGAGCAGGTAGAGGTAGAAATCTTAAGCGATGGAGCAATTTTTGATGATACAATATATGAGGCGGAATAAAAAATGATAACTAATACTGGCAAGAATATACTTGCAAAATACTTAATAGGTCAGGCACCTGCTTATGCTTCCTATGTTGCTGTTGGCTGCGGTGCAACCCCAGTTACAACAGACGCAATACTTGGAGACTACTCGTCTAAAAACCAACTTGACTTTGAGATGTTTAGAGTTCCGATTACATCACGAGGGTACGTAACTGAAAATGGAGTATCTAAGATAGTCCTAACAGCAGAGTTGCCAACAGAAGAAAGATATGAGATAAGCGAAATTGGTGTTTATTCTGCTGGATCTAATCCTATGGCTGGATCCTACGATAGCAAATCTATTTATGCATTTACGCAGGATGAAAACTGGGAACACCATACTGCTTCCGCAGCAACAGATATTCCAATTATTTATGGACCACTAGATGGATCTGACAACGACAATGTTATTGATCAGCCATATTCAGTATTTCAAACAAACGCAGATAATAGAATTTTTACAAATCAGGAACGAATTGATAGATATGAAAGATGTAGATTTTTTAATAACATTGTTGTGATGTCAGGAGATTCTTCAAACCTTACACTAGACTCAAACAATAGACTGGTTGTAAATTCTGGATCAGAGCACATTCACTTAACTGGAGCAACTCTAGACTTTAATAAGAATGCTCCTACTGATGCTTTGAAGTTAGCATTTTCTGTTGTAAATAAAGATGGTCAGTCTAACGCTCTGCCAGACTCAGTTAGAATTCTTTTACAATTCTCATCTTCCGATGTTCATGGTACAGGAGAATATGCAAGATTTGAAGTAGTCCTAAACAGTTCTGACTATGACTTTGCTGAAAAAAGATATTTTGTTGCAACTAAGCAACTACAAGAACTAGTTAAGAGTTCTGGTTTTACTTGGGCAAGTATTGACGTTGTTCAAATCTATTCTTGCGTAATTGATAATGGAGAGCCTTCTTCAGATTTTTATGTCTGTTTGGATGCAATTAGATTTGAAAATACAAGTACAACAAACCCACTATATGGTTTAACTGGATACTCAGTAATTAAAAATACAAATGCTGCTACTATTGTTAAAACAGCAAACACAACAAACTACATTGAGTTTAGATTTGCTATGGATGTTCAATAATGGCTGATGCAGGAATAAAAAAGGTAATCATTCAAAAGAAAAATTTGCCTTCTGTGTTTGGTACAGATCAAAAGTATGTTGTTAGATACAGGATTATCTCTGAAGATAAAAACAGAACATCACATTGGTCTGCTCAGTACAAATTAAACGCTCCAGCAGTATCTACAGTAAGCCACTCTATTTCGGTAGATGAAGCAGCAAATGTAGTTAAACTGGTATGGAACGATGTAACAAATATACCAGGATACGATGTATATGTCAAGTGGGATTCTGGATCATGGACATATCTAACAACTGCCAATACAAATAACTATACTTGTTTAATTAAAGATTCATCAACAACTGTTCAGTTTGCCGTCCAAGTTCCCACATTCCCTAAATCTAGATTTTCTCAGTCTACATTATTTGAGACGGTTTCTACCAGCGTTTGATGGTATAATAGAATAATGGCT